CATCCTCCACTGTGTAGGTCCCAACCTTGCTACGGCTCATAAGAACTCCAGCAGTCCAGTCAGGGTTACGATTGGTTTCAGATGGAACGGAACCACTGATATCCCATGCACGTACTCGCTTAACAGAAGCGATATCACGTTGGGTTGCAGCTTGGCACCATTGGGATTTGAAGTAGCCTGTGCCCTCGGCACGAGCCAGCCAGCTTCCGTACAGCAGACGTTCTTTCTCAACACGTCCCAGACCTTCAAGCCAACCAACGTATTCGGGTTGAGCGTTACACAGTACAGGGTTGTCGTAGACGTTAGCAGCAATGAACTTGAAGCTCAGCGGTTTAACTTGGTTTTTATGATCAGCTGGTAGATGCGGCTTACCGTACTTCTCAATCAACTCAGCCCTACTATCGCCCCAAACCATCTTACCGTCTAGTTTCAAGAAGTAGCGGATCATACCGTCACGTTCTGGAATAGGGATTCCAGTGTCAGGGTCGAGCCACCATTCCAACCAGTGACGCAGGAAACTACCATAGTCAGGGTTACAGGTGATTTTCATGTGGGGTTTTACTTCGGGGCACTTTGGGTTACGCATACGAGATGTGAGGTATTCAACCATCATCTCTTCGAACTGTTGTCCTTCGTCAACAAGGAAGTGGTTAACCTCCCAACCTTGGAAGTTCTCAGTGTCTTTTGCGTTTTCAAAGTGACGGAGGTAGATTTTAGCTCCGTTGGAGAAGAGGAAGTGGTGTTCTTTGTCACGCCATCTTACCTTTGGATCAATCAGCCTGAATAGCTCTTCGGCTTTCTCTTGGAGTCCACCGGGACCTTTCAGCTGTGGAGTTGTACGTCTTACCATACAACCACGGAAATTTGGATACTGGATGTGTTTCAGGAAGTCCATAACACCCAGATAGCTCTTACCAGCACCAGCAGCTCCACCGAACACGGTGATATCAGCTTCGCTGTGCATGAAGAGGTATTGCTTTAGAGACTTTGGCCCAATGACGTTAGGGTCCAAGTCAAAGACCATATCGTCAGCCATTGCCTGTCCTCGATTTTAAAATAGGAAAAGGGCGTGGCCGAAGCCACATCCCTGTTTTTCTGTCAAGAGAATTGCTCTCTATGTATGTTATATTAACATTGAAACTCTGGTTGTCAATAGGTAACAACAAATTATTTGACAAAAATGTCAAATTAGAGTACCTCTTTGACTGTCCAGTTATCAATTGTACCGCTGAACGTTGCATTTCGGGCTTCGAGGCTTAGCCAAGTGCCCTTGGCAAGGAACTGTCCAGTGATGTGTCCGTTGGTTACGTTCCAGTTAATATCACCCGCATCGGACTGGCCTACACCAGCAGTGGCAATACGAACCTGAGCACCGGCAGTATAAGTCATATCGAACTCGACTTTGTAAGTCTTGCCAGCAGTCAGAACGTTTTCTCTGAAAATCATGTTACCACCATTGACGGCAGTGATCTTAGTTCCAGACACGGTAACACCGTTTGTCTTTGTCCATGCGGAAGTGTCCAAGCCACTGACTCTCTCAGGTCCGTAGGCCAGAGATACAGTTGGTTGACCGTAGACTTTACGAGCCATGATTGTAGCACCACCGATTGCAACGTTAACCGCTCCAGTTGTACCGATGTTACTCAGTTGTGGAACTAGTGTGACGTTGTTGGAGCCTACAGTGATTCTGCCTGTGATGTGCCCCAGCAAAGGTGTGGAGACAACAGAGGAAGCTCCGTTAGCGACCATGGTTGTGTTCGCCAGAAGAGAGCCGTTCCTGAATGCAGCCGTACCAGCAGCAGCTTGCTGTACCTTGTAGTCGAGCATAACACTGTTGAATCCTGTGTTGTTCGGGATGCTCATTTTCAGGGAGGCAGATGCGTCAGTGGTCTGGAAGTTCACGCGGTAGTCAATCTCGTAGACACCGTTGGCTTCAAGGTTGATAGCTGGGAAAGAAGATGCCCATGAAGCCGCCGTAGCGGTCGTATAAGACAGTGCTTCCTTGTTGGACTGGTACTGGGTGTTCAGAGGTGTTGCAAACTCCATGGCCACCACAGAGGAGCTTGTGACGGTAACCTTCACGGTATCGCCAGCATAGCTTGTGGTGATTCGGGTTGCGTTGCTTCTGATCACTCGCCCGGTCAGTTCAAAGTTGATCCCACCAGTCCCCACCTGCCAGACATTGACGTTGAAGCCATCAGTCAGAGTGCTTGGGAATGTCAGGGTGATTGTAGAGCTTGCATCGACCAAGACAAGTTTGCCATGGTCAGCATCAGAGAAAGTGTAAGAGGCAGAGATAACCACTGCCCCTCTCGGCCCAGATGTGGACCTCAGACTCTTAATGTCAAGCCCAATGGCAGTTGCCAAGTCTGTAAGGGAAGACACTAGGCTCATAGTTAAGCCGCCTTAGCAGAGTTGTAGGTTGCCACGAAGTTTGTTTCTGGGTTACCCACTCCGATGTTTGTGCAGGCTTGAAGTTGCTGTGCAGTGCTGAGTGTTTGAGCAGCGTCAAAGCGGACTCTGTTACCCAGTGCTGTAGAAACTGTAGCAGCGAAGTTGGGGTCACTGCCGATGGCGTCTTGAAGCTCTTTGAGAGTGTCAAGAGCAGAACTTGCACCACCAACCAGTTTGGTTTCCAAAGCTTGCACAGCAGCGTTGATTGTGCTGTTAGACTTGTTGGCAGACCATGTCTGTGTTGTGCTTGTGGTAGAAGAGTCGTTGATGGACACTCCCTGACCATTAGCAGCAATCAGATCGGATAGTTCGTTCAGGGCTGCAACGATGTTAGACTTGGCAGTGGTTTTCAGTGCAGTCAGGTCACCATCATTGGAGCGCAGTGTTTTAACGTCAGCACCGATTGCTTGAGCAAGGGCGACGATTTGTGTTTGTAGACTCATGTGTTAGTCCCTCGATAGAATGTAGTATGCTACAGGATCGACTGTGAAGCCGTCCATGTCGTTTGCATCAGGTGTCTCACCATCCTTACCATCTTGACCAGAGATAACCGGAGCAAACTCAACATCAATAGTAGTTGGGGTTGCAGGCTTCAACAACATGCGAGGATTGGCAGGGGTGAAAGGAATTTCGATTACTTCGTTCATGAAGACTCCTTAGATTGGAAATGTAATGCCAAGGGGCGGTGTCACGTCCCTTACAATATCCACAGCCACATTGGAGGTGCTAATTACATAAGGAGGTGTCTTTCTTGTGTCCGTGAACTGGATATCCATGACAGCAGGGCCAACAGCCCAATCATCAGTTTTCAACTTACGAACCCTTAGAATTCGAGTTGTGTCATTGTCAACCCACTCACAGTCAAGAGCCGCGATGAACTTGTCATACTGTAGTGTTCGGATTTGGGCGCTGACAACCCAGCCAACAAAATACCCATCCCCAAGAGAGGACGGGATATTCGCTAGAAGGTCGAAAGAGTCGCCACGTTTATGCTGCATAGTGGACTCTCCTATTCAATCACGCATAGGGACCCAGCGTGACAATTTCTTTATTGTACTTCTGCATGACTGCAACTTGTGGTTGAACAACACCATCCAGCTCCATAGCAAGTACGTTAGTGCTTGGTAGCCAGTCACCACCCATCCAACCAAAGACACGCATATCTTTGTCAGCGGCAAACTTCAAAACGTTTTCGATTGCTACAGTAGCCGTAGGACGGTTAGCAGGCCAGCCGATTTCACCAAGCACACCCATCTGACCATACTTCACAAGCCAGTCATAGAATGGAATCAGGCGGTTAATACCTGTCTGTGGGTCAATCTGTTCGTTGGCATCTGCGTAGCTACCACCAGCGTCTCTATCGACGTAGAGGTGGGCTTCATAGACGATGTTGCTTCCCTTCAATGGGAATCCGGGGTTTGCTTTAACCCAGTTCAGTGGTGTTGCCCACTGATCACCACAGACGAAGATTTTGGTCTTGCTGTCTACAGCTCGGATAGCGTCAACAACACTTTGAGCAATGCCAGCCCAACGACCGTTAGTGCCCATAGGCTCGTTCATAATGCCGTAGCCGTACGATGCCTTGTGGTTTCCGATAAGAGCTACCAGACGAGTCCACAGGTCGTTATAAGCGGCTTGAGTGACTTGGGTTGTACCAATGTCGTACTTGGCACCATTGACCGCACGTTGCATATAGTTGTGGAGGTCAAGGACGATCACCATGTCATTTGCAGCAGCCAGATCATAGACAGTAGTGAGGCGACCAGCTTCTACGCTATCCAGTGCAGTGTTCATTGTAGGCTGGATACGTTCCCAACGGATTGGAAGTCTTACGTGCTTAACGCCACGAGCTTTCCATCTTGCGAAGGTAGCGGAGCCGGGGTAAGTGTAGTCTTTGTCGTAAGTTCCGGGCAGCTTGGAGATTACACCATCACTGAATGTTCCAGAGGCAAGATTGATGCCCCAGCTTGGACCGGCGTCTTTGCTTGTGCTTGGAGGTACTGGAGTTGTCTCTTGCTTCACGACTTTGACAGAAACAGTAGAAGGTGTTCCCAGAGTTGGACTCAGCTTATCACCAGAGAACCACACAGAGATGTTTACACCAACCACTTGAACCTCAGTGATTTCCTTCTGGCTACCATCAGCGTTGAAGTTGACTACGGCCTTTGGAACGAAAGCAGCTACTGTGGCGTCTGTTGCAGGAATGTTGATACCAGCTCTGTTGGAGTTGATCCAGACACCCTTAGACCAGTATTCACTGTTGTAGTCGTTAGGGGTTGTGGTGACGTAGTCGTAGACAGGCTCAGGAGTGGGTTCTGGCGTTGGTTCTGGCTCAGGGGTAGGCTCGGGTTCAACTACAACCGGAACATCGACGAGAGTGGCGTCATAGGCCGTCACAGTGTTAAGGCTGAGCACACTGAATCGCAGCTCGGAACCTTTTGGGACTTGGACCACTTGGATCGTGGGACCAACCAACATGGTTTCTGGATAAGATCGCCAAGAGGCGTCTTCACCAAGAATCTCAAGATCAACAATACCTTTTGAAGCGACGGAGACTAGAACAGTGCTACCAGACACTTTGAATGCCGGAGACGTGAAGTCTACTTTATCTTTGAAGATCATATGGATTTCCTTTTATGGGGTAAGTTTTTCAAACCGTAAAACCAGAAAAACCCTCACAAGGAGGGTTCTCTGAAAAAGACAGACTGGCTTTGATAGCACGTAGCTATTTGTGTTTGGGTCAGTCGTCTGATTTGGTGCATTCTTGTGGTTACGCTCCACATCATCTGGGGTTTCAATCCAGTGCTTCTACTAAGTTAGCTTAGAATGCATATTTGTCTGCAAGACGATCCACTGCTTGCGACAGCTTCACTTCCAGAAATCGCTCATGGCGCCGCTTTAGCCCTCTGTCCGCAAGTGACATATGCATAAGCTTTTTGACTGATCTTGCAAATTTGGTCACCTCTGAGGATTCTAACCTCACCTCCCATACTCAACGTATGGGTGTGCTACAGTACACCATCGGGTGGTATTTGGTGCGGGCATAGAGATTCGAACTCTAGTCACTCGGGTGGAAGCCGAGGGTAATCACCGGGCTATACGATGCACGCAAAATTGGAGCCATGTATGGGAATCAAACCCATTTAAAGCTGGTTTGCAATCAGCCGCCTAAGTCATTCAGCCAACATGGACATAAATTCG